ATATTAAATTGCAAAGTTATGGGGCCGCCAGAACCACCGTCGCGAAAAATAATGTCACCAGCAGTGCCGCCAGTCAAGAATTGATAGCCCCGCACTCGGGTGCGGTAGGGCACCGCAGTGCCAGTCGCTTCTAAATGAACGGCTTTTACGTCTGTTTGCATCATAATCAATCTCCTTTAAAAAAGGGGCCGAAGCCCCTTGGGTTGATTAAGCGATACGAGAGAACACGTATGCAGTGGCGCTAGAGAACATGATGCGGAAGCAACCAATGCCAGTTACGCCAGATGGCACGGTCAACAGGCCAGCACCAGCACTAGAACCAGCGGCTGCAGCGGCAGACAAGATGCCATTAGTTGCAACAGCGATAGTCACGGTGTTTGCGCCAGCGGTGTTGTCAACGTACAAGTCCAGCGTAGTGCCACGAGTTGCGCCCAAGGCTGCGCCAAGCAAAGTGCCTGTAGGCAAAGTGATGGTGACTGTTCCAACAGAAGTTGAAGTGATGTAGCCCGTAGCAACTTCTGCTGCGGTGGCTGTTGCTGTGGCGTTAATAGCAGCGGTTGAGGGATGGTTTTGGTCAGTAAAAACCAGATTTGTAGTAGTTAGGTTGGTTACGCTAGTGGTAGCACCAAACGTAGCGTCAACTGTAACTGCGCCAGTTGTTGCGTTAATAGAAATGTCTTGAAAGCCGTTTTCAGAACGAACTGGGCCGTTAAACGTGGTATTTGCCATGATTTTTCCTTACATACAAGTTAAGTGCATCAGTCTGTATGTCGTCAGCCGGGACTGTCTAATGCACCGGATAAGCCCGGATTAATATGTTTATACCACTCAAATAAAAACAATGCAACAAAAAAGGGAGCCGAAGCCCCCTTTTTCTTTACCGCTGATTAAGCACCAGCAGAGCCGAACATACCCAATGGATCTGACCAACCAAAAGAATAACGCTCGCGAGACTTGTAACGAACGTTACCTGTATCGAAGTCGCCGTCCATGGAGTTAGCCAAGGGTGAACGAACAAAGTGCTTCATGCCGTTAGGAACGTCTGTGGTCAAGAACCAAGCGTTAGTATCGGTCAAGAAGTGGTTTACACAGTAACCTTCAGCAATTGAACCGTTGTTCTTAATTGCGTTGATGTCGTTATCAGCTGTACCGACACGGAGTTCCGTTTCGAGCAAGCGGGTAGCAACGAATTGCAATGAAGAAGGAACAACCAATTTCTTTGGTTTAGCTGCGATCAACAGGCCGCGCTCGTCTGTCCACAAGCTGATCTGAATAACGGCGGCTTCCAAAGAAGTCTCGTTCAAGTCAGCTGGTGTAGTAGGAACGTTACTGTTAGTACCACCAGACACCAAAGGATGTGATGCACTGAACAATGCAACACCGTCACCACCAACATAAGCGCTAGAGAAACCGTTGTTCAAAACAGCGGCTGCTTTAACTTGCTTGGTGTATGCCATAGCGCGGGCCAAAGCTTTCGTATAACGTGCAGACAAAGAGTCATACAAGTTATCTTCGATAGCCTCTTCAGTCAAGCTGAAGCCCAAAGCAATGGTTTCGTGGTTGTATCGAGCAGTCCATGCTTCCTGTGCATTGTCATAGCTGATGGCAGAGCCTTCATTTTTGACTGGTGCGGCAGAGAAGCCAGAGAGTTTAGTCTCTTCTTCGAAGCTACGCTCTGATGTCTCAGTTTCGTAGATCTCTTTGTGCTCTTGATCGTATGTTGCATATTGCAGACCGAACAAAGCGTTCAGACCGGGAAGCAACTCTTTAAGTAGTTGTGCGCGTGAAATAGCCATGATCTAGCTCCTTATGCTGTAGCAGTTGCTGCGTAATACTCGTGCTGACCAAAATTCAATTTAACCAGAATTTCTGGGAATTGATTAAAGATCAACGTTGAGCTTGCGGCAAACGCAGTGATGGGGGCTTGATTCAAAATCACAGTCGTTGCACCAGCCGCCGCTGCTGTATCTACAAAGGATCCTGAAGCAATGTAATTGCCGTTAGAGTCCAATGAGCCTACATCAGTACCAACAGGCAACGCAAAGGGAATTGCGCTACAAGTGATAGTGGCAGTTGAAATGCTTGTGAATGTGGCGGAACCAAGAGAAACTTCGGTATCTGGATTCAAACCCAACACACGCAAAGGCAGAGCATCTGTCGTTGCAGGCGTATCGCTTGGAGCTAGAACTGCGTTCTTTGAATTACCAGTTGCAGTGCTGCCAGTGTTGTTGATCATGGCCACGTTTTGGCCGATCATTGCACGAGCACCAGAAGCAATAACAGTAGTAGCCGAGCAAACAACAGCAGAGAACACAGTGTCAGGATCGTCACAAACGATAGCCATAATGTCGCCCGCAGCAGTACTTGCTGGATAATACTGAGAAAACGTCTTCTGTTTGGTCAGCGGGTTGGTATACGAGCATCCCAAAAAGACACCCGCTACTGTACCCAACGTACCAGTACTTACAGAAAGACGCTCTAAATTACCGCGAACCAAGCCCACGAGATCACCATAAAAGATGTTCGTAGCGTAGTTGTTGATGATTGCGTATTCACGAGTAGAACCCGCAAATACCTGACCTCCGATCAAGTTGATCGGTTTTAGCCCGTAAGGGCTTGAAACCACAGGATAAGCCATTTAAGACTCCTATAAAATTTAAGTACCTTTACCAAAGCTAGACGAGGATTTATTCTCTTTGAAGAGAGGCATCCGCGCATCGCTTTGACGCATTAGATTGTTGTCTACAGCTTCCGTCTGAGATTGTGTCAACTTGTTAAAGTGCGTATTACGCTGTTCCACAAACTCTTTCGGGGTCTTACAGAGTAACAACCCGCCAATCTCAATATGGTCTTTATAACGGCTATTGGGATCAGCTAACAGTCTAAATTGTGGTTGTTCATCTAAACCTACTGGCTCCCATCCTTCGCGCCGTTTTGCGGCCAAGTTACGAGGGTCAGCTGTGTTTAAATTAGAAACACGAATCCATCGGTAAGCGTAGTCCGGGTGCTTGTCGGGTTCAGGTAGAAGTTCGGCCTGCTGCCACTGTTTAGGACGTTCAGCCATCAATCTATCTTCAAGTTCACGCGGTTTTCTGTTTTCAGCCATTATTGGCCTCCATTTCGAGTTTCGCCTTGGCATATTGCTCGGGCGTTAAATTTAGTTTCTTGGCCAGACTCATTTCAGATGGATTCAAACGAACCCTCTTAGGAGCAGTTGACCTTGTAGCCGGTGCTACCACCGAACTTCTTCGAGCGACTGGGCGCTCATTTTGTTCCGCTTCTTCCTCGAATCGCTCGGGGAAACGCTTGCGGATAGTGGCGTCTATCTTTCGATAATATTCTTGTGATGAAACCTGAACACCTTCGCGCTTGAGTCTCTCATGGAGGCCTAGAGCTAAACTGGTCATCTCTTCATCTTCTCCGAACCACGGATTTTCCTGTTGCCATGCTTGCGCGCTGGGGTCAGGACGGAACTGTGGTGCCGGCTGTGATTGCATTTGTACAGGAGTTTCTTCCTCTTGTAAAGCGGGTGGACGAAAATTCTTTACTTTTTCGGTTTTGAGGGTTGCTTGGGTAAGACGCTCTTGGGCTTCCATCACCTTATCAGTGTCGCCAGAATCATAGGCTTCACGATAAGCGCGCTTGGCCGCTTCCATCTCCATAGCCACAGCTTTCTGAACGCTCATAAGCACGTTCTTCTCGCTGTTATTAAGGTTTGACTTAAGGCGCTGGTTCTCTTGCATTACCTTTTGAGCAAAGGCAATAGCCTCTTGTTGCTCTCGTATAGCGTTATCTTTCTCACGGCGTTCATCGTGAGCCAGCTTTTTCATCTGGATTAGCTTCTTTTTGACCTTACTGGAATAGTCTTCCAGCTCATCGTTATAGAGCTCTTCCTTTACATTGTCCGGCAGAGGGGGTTTACCGCGATCCTCTTCCGGCGTGTTGTCTTCTACGTCAATGATGATCTGTTCATCAGTTTGATCGTCTTCTGTGGTGACCTTTACGTCATCCTGTTCGTCTGGGAATTTAAAAGTTTCAGCCATGTTGTTCCTTATTTACGGCGAATACCGCGAGGATCATCTACTACGCCTTCAACAGAATCGTCATTGATCACACGGAATTCTTTGCCGTGAATTACCAGTCGCGTTCCTGAATTGGGTCTAATCAAGATAAAGTCACCCTTCTTGCAGTACGGGCCAGATGGGAATCGGCTTGCGTCCTTGTAGCAGTCTGGGCCCATGTCTACTACGAATAACACAGTAGTCAGGGTTTCCTCAATCATGAGAGTTTCTTCCGCTTTAATGAGTCCGGAGTCTCCGTATTCTTTTTCCATATCGGGTATGGCACAAAGAATTCTGTAACCAGATGGGCGGGGAAGTTGTTTAGCCTTCTCCTCTGGCTTTGTGTTCAAGATCTTGGATAAATCCACGGCCTTGGTTATGTCGAGATTTGAAATCTCACTCGTCATCGTCATCGTGATTGACTCTTTCTTGTAGGTCTATGATGTATAAACGTGCAGTGAGTAGACCTTTCACCTCTCCACACATCTTCTTGTACTCCGCAAAGTCTTCAGCCTTGCCATCGGCTATTGACATTTGGAGTTGGGATACTTTGTCATCTATCTTTGAAGCTAGAAGTTTTAGGTATTTGTCGATCATTGTTTATTCCTCATCATGTCAGCCAAAAGTTTGGTCTTCTCTGACTGGGCGTCTTGGGCTAGTTCCATCTGATCTTTTTGTATCGTAGCCTGCAGGCGCGCCATATCAATTTCCTTTTGGGTAGCGATACGGTCACGCTCAATCTGCTGCTGTGATTGTTTGAGCTGGGCATCAGTTGCATCCTTCTGAGCCTTACGCTGCACCTCTTGACCCTTAAGCGCCAGCTCTTGCTGTTGCATTTGGATAAGGGGATCTTGTTGCATAGCCGCCGCTTGAGCCTGCTGGGCCTGTGCAGTATTGGCTTGCAGTAACTGGGCGCTTGCCTGTGCGATGAGCTGCGACAGCTGGACTTCCACATCCTCTGGCAATTTCTCGTTCGGGGCGGGCATTGGCACACCCATTTGCTTCTCTATCAACTGACGATAGTGGAAGCCTAAGTGCTCGGCAATGTGAGCCTGCATAGAAGCCATGATCTGATTGGCCATGGGGTTCTGACCCACCGTCTTTTGAATCAATGGGTCTTGCATGAACGTCTGGTGCGTAGCAATGTGGGCTTGTTGATCTTGGTAGATAAACGCCTTCATCGGCATACCTTTCAGTGCGGCCATGTTCTCGCTGACTGGGTCTTTTGGCATCTCATCATCAGGCAACGGCACCAACTTCTGGGCGTTTTTAATACCGAGGACATCAAGCATCTGCCTATGTAACTGTGGTAAGTCATAGATCTGGGGAGCTTGCTGGGCCAGCTGGATCACCGCCTGATATTGGACAATCTTCTGCGCCATCGTGGCCGCATTGGGATCACTCACAGGAATAACATCAACTAAGTCGTAATCAGATCGCTTGGCTTTGCGGGATCCTTCTTCTGGCTGGTAAGAGTATTCATCAGGTGTGTAGTCTCTGATAATGTCGCGCAGAAGAGCCAGCTCTTGCTTAAATGAATAGTGAATACGCGCCTGAACAGCGGTCATTACCTTTAACTGACGCTCAAGGATGGCCAGTGTCGTACCAACGGGAGAGTTGGCAGACATATCAGCAACTTGGATGTCAGCGGCAGACGCAAACTTGCGGCCTTCTTCGACAATCTTATCGAGAAGAGTTGCCAATACTTGTGACGGCTCTTTGTAAGGCAGAGCCATGATGTTCTCTGCAATAGATCCGCTTGGTACGTCCACATCGCGCCACTCAGCTGGGCCGATTGGTGTGTCATCTCCCTTAACCCGCAGACCACGGGTTTTAAAGCCGCCGGGCAAGTTGGCCAGAGTCCCTGCATCCACCAATTGACGCAAAATAGACGTACCAGACTTAGCAAATGCTCCAACTAAGTGAATCAGTCCAAAACAATAGAAGCCAAAGCCGGGGACGTAGCCATAATGGACGTAGTGCTGGCGCTTAGTGTGGAGTTTGTCGCCTTGTTTCCAGTTTCTGCGGATAGCCAGACACTTCATGCTTCCATGTTCAATGGTCACAATGTAAGGCAGGGCAATTCCTGTAGGTTCGCCGTCTTTATCGGTGTGCTCGTAACCTTCAAGGTCGAGCTCTACGTTCATCTCAAGGATTTTGTAGCGGTCATCCGACAAAGCGCGGAATCCCATCTTCTCAGCGATCTTTTTCTCTACTTCATCCAGCGTATTGTTGGGCTCTCCCAAATCAATGTCGGCATAGAATCCAGCAACCTGTAACTTACGCAGCTCGTTTTCCGTCTTTCGCATAACGTGCGTA